CCTCTATCAAAAAGCACCTCATTCGTTAATTCACATCACTCCCTCAACAGTGGTGGGGTTTATTGATTAAATACCCCATCGTAAATTGGATCAAGATAAGGAATATTTCCTCCAGGTGTTATAAACCTTAAAGAATCTGCACTTCTCTGATCAAATTCACCTCTCAAACCACTAGAAAAAACACTTCCAGCAGTTGCCAGATTAGAAGATGCAGGACCAAATATAGCTCCTAGCTTAGCTCCTGCAGGAATTGGCATAGGACCTTCATCTGTAAACATAGGTCTTGCTCCAAACTTGTAATCTGAAATCTTTTCTAAAGAATTGTTAGCATCTGTAAACCAACCTAAGATGCCACTTCTGTCTATAGCATTTATAAGTTTTTCATCGTATGTTTCTTCGCCTTCAATTCCGTATTGATGCTTTTTAAGCTCATTAACTAAAGCTCCCAAAGTAACCATTATAATTGCACCTTGCCAAAAGGCTGAGTCTTTCTCTTGAAGTCCTGCAGTTAAAACCCTAACCATAGCAGCTTGACCATAACCTTTAAACTGTGTCATTAAAGAACCCATTTCAGTAGATGTCCATAAAGCTCTGTCTCCAGCTCCTGGGGTTACAATCGTTCTATCTACACTTGAATGAAGAGCATTTCTAAATTTTCTAACCAAAACATCATCACCAACTGAAGTCCAGAAATCTGTGTTAGGATACCATTTTCCGTTTTCCTGATGACCGTGTTGACGTATCAATGTTCTCATTCTATCGGCATCAAACTGACTAATACCAGAAGCTAATAATTTTCTTTTATCTGTCTTCGAAAGTCTGTCCCAAGGCATCATTATGGAATCTGTCATTCTAAACATTACAATTCCACCAACAAATTCTTTCATTGTTTGGTTCCACCAATTAAGACCGTTAAGCATAAAGAAAACACCAGTACTTTGATTAAGCTTTCTTTCCCAAGTAAAACGACTTCCAAAAGTGTCTCCTATATCGTTCATAGACATAGCTCTAAGACCTAACTGAGCATCAGCTGATACAGCTGCTCCATCAAGTTCTCTTTTCTTCATAAGAGCAAGACTTTGAGGTAAGGTGTTAAACAGCTCGGTAAGTCCGTGTCTGTAAAAATTATTCATTCCCTCAACCATAACTCCTCTTGCCATATCTGGAACTGAAGATAAAACTGCACCACCCATTCCAACAATAACATTGAAGCTTTTCATACCTCTTACAAATCTTGAAGAAAGTCTGTGAGGGTCTTTAGAAGCTCCGTAAGTTCCTCTCACTCTGTCTCTTAAACCTCTTAAATCTTTAAGGTCACTTTCTAATGAGGCTTTAAGTTGTCTTCTTTTGACTGGATCGGTTGTTTCTTGAATGAGCTTTTTATAATCATTCATAATAAACTTTATGTTATCAGCCATAGTAATATCGCCAAACTTTCTAGTCAGCTCTATATCCATACCCATTGTACGAGTATGATGTCTTAAAAGTACTTCGATGTCATTTTCTAGAAAATCTTCTATTAGTTTATCAGGTATCTTAAAGTTTCTTAGTTTTGACCCTGATGCCTGAGTTATAAAATCTATCTCATCACTAACCTCATCAAGCATCATATAAGGTCTTGATCGTGTAACTGTATCAAACATATCCCTGGCAAAGTTCTGTGCTTGAGTTTGGTTCATATTTCTTGAAGACATAGCCCATCTGGTAACTATTCTCATGAAATTTTCTTGGTTATCCATCAGCTTGTCTACTCTCCATATTCTCGGAACATAAGATATTGCTGTATTTGGTGTTGCACCACTTGTTCTAAGCTCTTGAAGTTGCTCAGTTGCTTCTTGGATTTGCCTTTCTATTTTAGCACGAGTTGCTGCAACTGTTGTGTTGTCTAATTGTTTTTTTAAAGCTTTAATACGTTTTCCAATAGCTTTACCAAATAGATCAACTTCTTCTGCGTTCTTCTTTATCAAATCAAATTGTTTTCTTGCTCTAGTCGCAGCTGCATTAATTCTTGGTGTTGCAAGATCACCGACATCATCAACGTCACCATTTCTCATAGCTCTTGAAACTCTTATACGAAAATCGGTTTCTGTCAGATAACTTCTATTTCTATTAACTAAATCTTTGGCTTTTAAACCAAACAGTTGTGCTGATCTTTTAATGTCCGACTGCGATGCTGTAATACCTCTATAAGCAAGATACTCTGTGTCTATAGACCTCATAGACTTTACAAGTTCTGAAATATAAGTTGTCGTAAAAGTAGCTTCAACAGACTGCTCCATCTCTCTTCCCATTGCTACTTTCTTTTGCAACATACCTCCAACACCAACTATTTGAGGAGCTATTGCTCTAATAAATGGATTAGGGCTTTTTAACATTCTAATAACTGGGTTCCACCCTAATTTTTCTATACCAATTCCAGTTGTTTCCAATGCTTCGGCTTCCATAGATTGATACATTGTTCTTCTATAGGCTTCTGGATTTACATCTGCACCCACTCCTGCTCTTGGAGGTAATTGACCAGATATAGTGTATTCATCATTTGTCAGTTTGTTAAAAGATGATCTTCCACCGATAACACCTATACCACCACCTATTATAAATGCTCCTGCTAAAGTCAGTCCTGTAATAGCTAAGTCACGGTCATGAATTTGAGATGCCAATAATAATTCTTCTGGAGCTATAACTGCTGCTGTAAAAGCTCCAGACTTAAGAAATCTTTGAAGTGGAGCTGGTTGTTTTAAAACTCTTAATGGTGCTAATGGAGCAAATGTTGTTGGGCTAGCTAAAGAGGCTACGATAGTCTGAAAGCCAGAGTTAGAATTGGCAAGATAGTTCATATCTTCCATATCTTGCTCATAGTTCTCCATTCTGAAATGTGTTTCTTGGGTGCTACCACTATCTTTAAACCTCCACATATTAGCATCGCCAACTCTTCTTTTGAGTTCTTCGTCTTGCCAGGGATCGTATCCTTCTTCATCTTCAAAACCACCATAAGGAGTATTGAGCATTGTGGCTCTAAACAATGACTCCATTGGGTTCCATTGTCTAAAAGCAGCTTTCCACGTTAGTTCGGAATTATCTAAGAATGGTGTCCAAGGTTCGTGTTTATACAAATCTCTTGGAGAAACAATATCTTCTTCTTGAAAGTTTACCCTACTGTTTAAATCTTGATCGATAGCATATTGAATATCTTTTAAGTAAGACATTAATAAATACCTAAACTTAAAACTGAGTCCATGAACTTTTCTAATTCAGTATTATCACTTATATCTATTTGAATAGGCTCATACTGATACTTTTCTCCTGCAAGGAAATAAGCTCCATATCGAGCTTTATTTAAAATTTTAGTAAGGCTTTCCATAGTATTTGGAACATTTTGATTTTCTCTATAATTGTTTATCATTCCATTAAGCATTACACCGTCCATAAAAGGTAACATAGACCAAGCTGTGTTAGCCCAACTTCCCTTTTTGAAATCTGCCATAGCATCTTGGTAAGCTTTGTTGTCTAAAGAGGTGGCAAAATTATAACTGTAGTTAGGATGCAGAGGAACCATATGACCATCTGGTCTTACACCAAAAACTGTATAGCTAGGATTTTCAACGTTAAATGGATAGTTAGCTTTAAGAACTTTAGGTAAATCTAAATCTCCTTGTCGTACAGCTAATCCTGATGGTTGACCAGCTGTAAACTTAATCGGCTTACCATAAAGAGCTTGCATCTGTGTTTGACCTTTTTGAACAAACATACTGCTACCATCTTTATTAATTGGTCCTCTTAAAGCCCTATCTATATCAGCCAAAACATGAAGCTCAGTAACATTTACACCAAAACCCTGAGCACTTGCTTTTGCATATTTCATATAAGGATGCTTTTCTAAATGAAGCATACCATCGCCTTGAACAACAAAGCCAATATCACTATTTCCTAAATCAATTAAGGTTTGACCAATAGCTGTTTTTAGAATTGTATCTGCATTGTCTCCTGTAAAATTATAGTTACCTGTGACTATTCTTCCCATAACACCGTTTTTAAGAATAGCCATAATGTCTGAATTACCAGTTATATCGACACTATTAATTGTTGCTGCATCTATCATTGGTTTAATGCTTAACCATCCATGATTAGGACCTAAGTTTTCTGCATTATTGATTAATTCTTTGTACATATTCTGGTGGTTGTCATCTGTAATTTTGTCACGACTAATACCAGTAAATCTTAATAACTTT